ACTTCTTCAGCAATCCCGTCTCGGCCTGATAAGGAGTAAGACATGGCACAGAACCGTATGACTCGCGGAACCGCCGCTGTCGGCGCACTCGCCGTCGGCACCGGCACCGTTGTAAAGGGAGTGAAGTTCGGAACTGCGTCTGTTGACTTCGCCAGCATCACGAACGCTGAAACAGGTTCGGCTACCTTCACGGTGACCGGGGCTGCTGATGGCGACATTGTGATCGTGAACCCGCCGTCGCTGACAACGGGACTCGTGTTCGGTGGGGCAGCGGTGACGGCGGCAAACACGGTGACCGTGTATGCCACCAACGCTTCGGCTGCGCCAATCGACGAAGCGGCGAAGGACTTCGATTACGTCTGGATCGACCTGACCTGATTCTTCCTGAATCAACCGCCGAAGGGCTGGGGCTGGGTTCGTCCTAGCCTCAGCCCTTCGTTGTTCTAAGGACACCGCATGAATAATCGAAGGAGTGACATCGAAGCGACAGCACTCGCTTTGACTGGTTCTAATCAGACTATTTCTGGACAGTTGGTGTTCCTTGGCATCTCAGCCTCGGATGAGGGTTCAGGCTCAGTCAAGATTCACGTTTATCATGGAACGTCCGACACCGATCCTCACATTGCTGGTATCGCCGCGCAGAGTGGCGGTTCTGACACGCTCTGGTTTGGACCGAACGGGATCAGTTGCCCGAACGGTATTTATGTCAAGGTGTATTCAGGCTCGCCAGAGGGTTCGGTATTTCTCAAAGGAACAGTCGTCTAAGGATTATGGTGAGGAGTTGCTATGACGTGGACATACAGCGGTGACCCATCAGCAAACGCTCGTGACGCCATTCGATTCCTAATTGGTGATACAGACACAACCGATCAGTTGTTGACCGACGAAGAGATTGCTTGGGTGAACACAGAGGCGTCGGGCACTCCGACAGGTACGACAGCCCTCTACGACGCGTCGTATCGCTGCTGCCTGGCCGTAGCGTCGAAACTGGCACGCCTCGCCGACAAACAGATTGGCGATCTCAGAGTGTCGTTGAGTCAGAAGGCAGCCGGTTACCTGACCCAAGCGCAAGAGTTGAAGTCGTTGGCCATGCGTGAAGGTGGCGTGCCCATTCCGTACGCAGGTGGCATCACCATCAGCGACAAGGACATCGACCAGGAGAACAGCGACATCTTTGCCGGCTGGTTCTCGTCCGGCCAATTCCAGAATGTTCGAGATGGTGGTCAACGTCAGGAGAACACCGGCATCGAATACTTCGGGCCAGGGGCAGATACGTGACCACGTTCGCCACTCAGTTTCTGACAGACCTCAAAGGACTAGCGACGACCACCGTCACCGTTGCTACCAGGACATCTGTCAACAACTACGGCGAACCGTCGTTCAGTGGCGGCACGTCGTACAACGCTTACGTTCAGAAACAATCAAAGACACTTCGCAATCTAAGTGGCGATGAAGTGTTGGTCGAGTATGTCGCCTACGTGCCTTCCGCTACCTATGCGCCATCAGTGAACGATCGTGTCACTACAGCAGATGGCATCACTCGCCTAGTAGTCGAAACCGAGGTCAGGTCAGATGAGTTCGGACCACAAGTCGTCGTTCTTTACTTGGGGCAGCCGAGACCATGACGCAGACCTCAATCAACGTCACAAACCTGCCTGAGATTAGACGTGCTCTCGCAGCCGAGTTCGACAAGATCGACCTATCGCTTCGTCGTGGATTGAAAGACATAGCAGAGCAGATTGCTAAAGAGTCAGAGCAGTTGGTGCCGGTCGATGAAGGCACCCTTCGTTCCTCGAGGACAGTGACCGACAGTAGTGGACCGACCGATTATGTAGTGAGAGTTGGATACGGCGGGCCGGCAGCGCCCTATGCGTTAGCACAGCATGAGCGTCTCGACTTCTGGCATCCACCCAAGCCACCAGCAAAGAACTCGATGGGCAGGAGTGGCACGGGGCCGATTACACCTGGCTCGGCTCGAGGCCCCAAGTACCTCGAGATACCGTTCCTGAGAATGAAGAACCAATTCCCAAACGTGTTGGTGGCCTATGTCCGTCGCGCCCGCGCAAAGATGGGTAAGTCATGAGCACTCTAATCGACGTTGCGAACTATCTACAGGCACAAGTCGGCAGCCTGACCCTCGGCACTAACCTATTCGTCGGTCGGATGCCAGACACTCCCGACACCTGCGTCGCCTTGTACGAATACGGCGGTTCGGCACCTACAGAAGTCATGGGCGCACCTGCCACACCACCGTTAGAGAATCCACGTATTCAAGTGGCTACTCGAGACGCGTCGTATGCCAGCGCCGAAACGCTGGCACGTTCGATCTGGACTGCCCTCAATGGAGTCCTCGACGAAACGCTAACGGCCACTCGCTACAACATCATTAGTGCTATCCAGTCGCCATTCCCATTAGAGCGAGACTCTGCCGACCGAGTTATCTTTGTCCAGAACTTCGACATCACTAAGGCGTACTAGTGTCTGACCCTTACGCGGAGACACGCCTAATCGCAGAGGCACTACGGTCGACTAGGACAAGTGTGCGATGCGCGAACTGTACGAAGTTGCTCGCGGAGTTGATTACAGCGCCCTGGCGAATCAAGTGCCCTCGCTGTAAAGAAACCAATCAGTCCAACGACCTGCCTACCGGCACGCTGTAGCCCAGGGGCCACGCCAACCGCATCCGTGCTTGAGTTCGCCGTAGATCCAGATGTTCAGGCCAGCACGGAGATTCGTTTCGGGATCGTAGAGGTCGTCGCACGTTTCGAGGACGCCTCTTTCTTGTAGCCAGCCGGCTGCCGAGTACTTGGAAGGCCGGCACCAGAAGCCGTTGATCTGAAGCAGCCCACGACTACCAGACGAAGGATCAGAAGCGTTGTGAGCGTCGCTCGTACAACGACTCTCCCTATGAAGGACATAGGAAAGAGTGGGCCACTCTTCCTCGGGCCAACCGACAGCGATGGCCAGGTCACGCCACTCGCCACACTTGCCGTACAGGTCTCGAGGCGACGCCTCGACTTCCTGGGGTTGAATGGGCGCTGTCGTCTCGATCGTGGTGGCAGGCGCAACGGTCGTCGTGGTCGTCGTCGTTGTGCTTGTCGAAGGTGCCGGCGTAGTGGTGGCCTCAGCCAATGTTGGGGGTGTGGAAGCCTCTCGAGAGGTCAGGCCACCACTACAGCCGACGATCAGAGACAACGAGACGATGAACGTCCAGCGTCGTTTCATGACAGTCATGTTACAGCCTACGGCAGGTGTTTGTCGGTCGGCGTAGACAAACGACAGACGATTACAAGCCTTCAGTGTCTTCGGTTTCTGATACGACGCTCGGCGATGGACGCGTATCGAAGCAAGAGCATCACAGTCGCCCAGGTCACCATCATCGGCACTACAAGGACGGTCAGACCGGCAGAGGTGGCCGGAATGTAACCGCCCACAACGAGCGCAATGATGAGTGTGCCGGCAAAGTTCGCAAGCGACAGGACGGTCACCCACCTGTACGTTTGCGGCTGTTTGTGTTTGGCGCGGTAGTAGGTCGTGTGTCGAGTGGTCATGGCTTCTCCTCCTGTCGTATTGCTCGACCAGGGTATGAAACCTGGGCAGGTCATTCAAGCACCCTCTCAGCGTCTTTCTACGGCTGTCTGACGTTTGATACATGACTGTCCACCTGCGGAACCTACGAAGCCGGCGCCGGCCTCTGTGTTATTCTGCGAGGCAAGAAGTGCGCCATGTCGCCTAGGTGTCCGTGTGACCATCTCGCCGCGAGTGGTCGCACAGCGTTCCAAGGAGAACAGATGCGATTCAGAGTCACAGGTGGCGCAGATGGGGTGAGTGGAATCGACGTCGGCTCGAAGCGTTACGAGCCAGGGGACGAGATTGACCTGACCGGCAAACAAGCCGAGTGGCTTATTGAACAGGGATACCTCGAGCCGATTGAAGGCTCGAAGAAGTTTGCGAAGACCGTCGAAGTTGAACCCACCCCTGTAGTTGAAGAGCCAGTCGTCGAGGCAGGCAACGACGAAGCGTCGGCAGACGCAGGAAGTGAGTTCTAATGCCCACATTCCTTCACGGCAAGGGAACGAAAGTGCTGCTCGATGAGTTCGACCTGTCGGGCTACTTCAACTCGGTCGACATGGCACAGACCATCGACACCGCAGAAACGACGACCTTCTCGGCGTCGTCTAAGTCTTACATCAAGGGCCTCGAGGATGGCACCATCTCACTCGCCGGCCTCTACTCGCAGGACACGGACGGGTCAGACGAGGAACTGTCAGCCATTCTCGGCGCGGCAACGACGCCAATCATTACCGTTGCGTTCAACGCCGGCACCATCGGCAACCGATGTGTAGTTGCTAAGGCACACGAAACCAACTATTCCATCAGCAACCCTGTAGGCGACGTTTCTTCTGTCACGGCAGACTTCAACGCTTCGTCAGACGCCACCGCAAACCTCCTGCGTTCAATCACTACAGGTGTGATGTTGACGGCAGGCGGTTCAATCGCATTCGGTTCGCTCGGCAACTTGTCGGAAGTTGACAACGGCGCCTCGAGCGCAAACGGGGCCACGGCTCTTCTTCATGTCACTGCGAACACCATTAGTGGTGGCGCAACAACAATCAAAGTTCAGCACTCGGCAGACAACGTGTCGTGGGCTGACCTCGTTACGTTCTCAGCGGTAACGGCCTCAACCGTGGTCGCAGAGCAGAAGGTTGTCACAGGCACAATCAACCGCTACGTGCGTGCGACAGCATCAACAGCAGGCTCTAGCGGGGCCATCACATACAACATCGGCTTCGCCAGGTTCTAAGGAGATACGTCATGCCCACTTTCGTACACGGTAAGTCCACCGACTTCGAGATCGACGACACTGGCGGTTCGTCACGCAACATCAGCGACACCGTCACCAACGTCGACTTCCCCGAGACAATCGACACCGCTGAAACGACTGCT